AATTCGCGCGTTTTTTCTATACTTTTAGGGGGTGGCACCTTGACCTTGACGGGGGTATATATAAATCGACTTAGAAACAATATGTTTTAACACACAATTATAGAGAGGTGAACAAGATGGGAAAGAGGGGTCCGCCTAAGAAACCAACAGAATTAAGGATACTTGAAGGTAATCCTGGAAAGAAAAAAATACACAAAGATGAATTTAAACCTGACAAGAGTTTTCCAGACTGTCCAGAGTGGTTGAATGAAGAAGCCAGAAAAGCATGGTATGATCTGGCTCCTAAACTCAAATATCTTCTAACTGATGTTGACCATTATAACTTCATGACAATTTGTTTAGCTATATCGGAACTAAAACTAGCACAGCAAGTGTTAGACGAAGAAGGTTTAACCTATAAGCTAATGACAAAGAACGGTGAAGAGATGCCGTATCAAAGACCAGAGGTTTCAATTGTAAAAAAGGATATGGACATTATAGCAAAGATAGGGTCAAAGTTTGGGCTTTCGCCATCTGATAGAGCAGGACTGATTGCGCCAAAAAGCACAGACAAAAAAACCAGATTGGAAGAGTTGTTAAGCGGATGAAAAAAATAGACTTAGGACAAAACGCAATTGATTTTATAGAGATGTTAAAGCACGTCAAAGACCCATGGCATGGGAAATCTTTTAAACTTCTTGACTGGCAGAAGAAGATAATCCGTGATGTTTACGGAACACTAAAACCAGACGGTACAAGACAGTATAAATTGGCATATTTGGAAGTTCCAAAAAAAATGGGCAAGTCAGAAATTGGCGCCGCACTGGCTTTAAAACAGATGTGTGCAGATGGAGAATGGTTCGCTGAAGTTTATGGTTGTGCTTCTGATCGTGCGCAAGCGTCGATAATATTTGACGTAGCCGTGGAGATGGTAGAACAGTTTCCGGAATTAAAAGCTGACATTAAACTTATATTATCAAAACACAGAATGGTATATTTACCTACAAAATCTTTCTATCAGGTATTAAGTGCAGAGTCATATACGAAACATGGGCTTAATGTTTCAGGCTGTGTGTTTGACGAATTACACGCACAACCTAACAGAGATTTATGGGATGTAATGACATTTGGTGCAGGTGATGCAAGGGAACAACCACTGTGGTGGGTAATAACTACAGCTGGAAACGACCCTGATAGGACTTCAATATGTTGGGACGTACACAAAAAAGCCGAAGATGTTTTGTTAGGAAACAAACAAGACTCGACATTCTATCCTGCAATATACGGATTAGATTTTGAGCAACGAAGAATATGGACTGGTAGAGAATATCACTCAATGGAAGATTCAGACACATGGCAGACAAGAAGATTATGGAACCTTGTTAATCCTTCGGTAAATCAAACAGTACAGGAAAGTAAGTTTGAAGAAGCGTACGAATCGGTTATCGGAAGTGAAAAGGACGAGGCTTTATTCAGGCAATTAAGACTAAACGAATGGTTAAAGTTTAAAGTTCACAAGTGGGTGAGCCTTAATATATGGGATGAGAACGGTGGGACAATTGATTATGAATCATTAAAAGGACGTGAATGTTATGGCGGATTAGACTTATCTTCTAAGATGGATTTAACATCATTTGTCTTGATATTTCCTGCAAGAAACGAGAATGAACAGTTTGTTATATTGCCTTTCTTTTGGATTCCTGAAGATAACATGCGGGAGAGAATCAAAAAGGATCATGTTAAATATGACGAATGGATGAACGCAGGACATATATATTCCACTCCTGGAAATGTAATAGATTATCGGTTTATTCAAAAGACTATTTTAGATTTACGGGATAAATACGAAATTGTAGATGTGGGATTTGACAACTGGAACGCACAACAGACTGCTACAGAACTTGACGATTTAGGAATCGAAATGGTAGACGTAAGTCAAGGGTATAGATTAAGTCCGGCAATGAACGAGATAGAGGCCTTATTACACGGCAAGAAAATCAAACATGGAGATCATCCAATATTAAGATGGAACTTTGGTAACATAGAAGTAAAAGTAAACGAGAGTGGCAATATAAGGCCAGTGAAAAACAGAACGCCGGAACGAATTGACGGAGCAGTGGCAATGTTTACAGCAATGAACAGAGTTATAAATTCTGACTATAAAGAGTCTGTATATGAAACACGCGGGATATTGACTCTGTAAGGAGGGCAAATGAAATTTTTAGATAGAGCGAAACTTATATTTCCCAAGAATCTCGAAGAGTATACAAAGAGATTTTTACACGGGGATGATATGGGTTCAAGTGAAACTATGGATAAAGAGGTAGCCATGAAATACTCGGCTATCTTTGCTTGTGTTAGGGTTCTAAGTGAGACTGTGGCAAGTTTACCTATAGGGGTTTACAAGCGACTTGAAAACGGAGACAAGGAATCAGCAACCGATTTGGATATTTATAGACTTCTACACACAAAACCGAATGACGAAATGACAGCTTTTAATTTCAAAGAAGCTATGATGACAAGCCTTTGTTTGACAGGAAATGCGTACGCACAAAAACAATACAACAACAGAGGTGATCTGATAGGGCTTTACCCATTGGAAGAGAATAAAGTTACAATGAAAAGAAATGAACAGAACAAACTTATTTACAGTGTTGGAAGTGGTGAAGAAACAAAAACATATACACGTAGAGAAATATTCCACATTCCGGGATTAAGTTTCAATGGGATACAAGGACTTTCTCCTATAGGATATGCAGCTAAAATGATAGAACTTGGTTTAACATATGAATCATTCTGTAATAACTTTTACAAGAACGGTGCAAATTCTACAATGGTTCTAAGCCATCCCAAAACAATGAGCGAATCGGCGTTTAATAGACTAAAATCAAGTTTCAGCCAAAGACAAGCAGGAATAGAAAACACAAACAAGCCTATCATTGTAGAAGAAGATATCAAAATCACACAACTATCTATCAACCCAGCAGACTCACAACTGATAGAATCAAAACATTTCCAGATAGAAGATATTGCAAGAATATTCAGGGTACCACTTCATTTGATTGGAGACTTATCAAGATCAACTAATAACAATATAGAAAAACAATCATTAGAATTTATCATGTATACAATGTTACCGTGGTTTACAAGAATTGAAGATAATATTAACATGCAACTATTTACAGACACACAAACCGACGAAGGGTACTTTTCAGAATTTAAAGCAGATGCAATCTTGAGAGGTGACGTAAAGAGCAGAACAGCGGCATATGCACAAGGTAGACAATGGGGCTGGTATTCAGTCAATGACATTAGACGTATGGAAAACAAGAACTCAATAGGTCCTAAGGGAGATGAATATCTAGTCCCTTCTAATATGATACCGGCAGAAAATTTACAAACAGACGATAATAACGAAGAATGAGGTGATAATGTGAAAAAGTTTTGGAATTTTAAATCAAAGAACACCGACACAGGAGATTTGACATTATATGGTGATATTTCATCTGTGTCATGGTACGGAGACGAGGTAACACCGTCCGCTTTCAAAAAAGATCTTGACGGACTTGGAGATATAAAGAATTTGAATATCTTTATAAATTCAGACGGAGGTGATGTATTTGCAGGACAGGCTATCTATTCAATGTTAAAACGACACAAAGCAAACAAGATTGTATATGTTGACGGACTGGCGGCTTCAATAGCTTCTGTAATCGCAATGGCAGGTGATAAGGTTATAATGCCATCAAATGCAATGATGATGATACATAATCCTTACACTATAGCGATAGGAAATGCTAACGAGTTCAGGAAAATGGCGGAGGATTTAGACAAAATAACCGAGAGTATAGTCAATGTTTATTCCAATAAAACACAAATGGACGACAAAACCATACAGGAATTAATGGATGATGAGACTTGGCTAACCGCAGACGAAGCAAAAGAATATGGATTTGCCGACGAGATAGAATCTGAAAAGAAAATAGCAGCTTCACTTAAAGACGGTAAAATGATATTCAATGGTATTGAGTTCGCTGTCGACAGATATAAAAACTTACAAACAGAGAAATTACATTTCGAGGAACGTATAGTTGACGTAATAAAAGAAATAGAAGAGCCAACGATTGAACCGACAGTTGAAGTAACAGCCGAAGTAAAAGAAGATGAAATAGTCGATTATTCCCCAGTAATCGATCTTTATCATAAAAAGTCACAAAGTATCGATAACGAAATTAAATTTTTGAAACAGGAGGTAAAAATATGAAACTGAAAGAACTACTTAAGAGCAAACTGTCTGAACAGAAAGCCATTGTTGATTTAGCAATAAAAGAAATCAGACCAATGACAGAAGATGAACAGACACAATTTGAAGCGCTTGATACAGAGATTGTAAATCTTGAAAAATCAATCGACGCTCAAGCAAAAATCGAAAAGAGAGAACTTGAAGCAAAAGAAGTTGTAACAGAAACTATCTATGCTGAACCGATCGACCACAGTAAGTCAATGTGGAAATCTAGCGGTGAGTTTTTGAAAGCGGTTGTAAGGGCTGAAATTCCAAATGGAAGAGTAGTAGATCCTAGACTGTTGATTAAGAACGCAGCTGCTAGCGGTGCAAGTGAGAACGTTGATGCAGACGGTGGATTCCTTGTAGGTCAGGATTTCGCAAAAGAACTGTTGAAAAACACTCACGAAGCATCTATAATCGCGCCGAAATGCCGTAAAATTGCAATTTCGAGTGGTGCTAATGGAATAAAATTCAATAGCATTGACGAAACAAGCAGGGTTAACGGTTCGAGATGGGGCGGAATACAGACTTATTGGGCTGACGAAGCCGATACAGTTGCTGCATCCAAACCTAAATTTGGGAAAGTTGAACTGAAACTTAACAAAATGATGTCCTTTTTCTACGCAACCGACGAAGTTTTGTCAGACGCTGTAGCACTAGAGAGCATTGTTTCACAGGCGTTCCCAGAAGAATTTGCGTTTAAAATTGATGATGCGATAATAAGAGGAACTGGCGTAGGACAACCTTTGGGAATCCTAAACAGTGAAGCTCTTGTTAAGGTAGCAAAGACATCTTCACAGACCGCAGATACTTTAACATTCCAAAATCTCAAAGATATGTATTTCAGAATGGACCCACGCAGTAGATCAAACGCTGTTTGGTATATCAATCCTGAATGCGAAGAACAGTTAATGCAAATGACAATTGCTACTGGAACTTATTCCGGTGCGACTGTTTATATGCCACCTAGAGGTATTTCAGAATCGCCATACTCAACAATATTTGGCAGACCTGTTATACCAGTAGAACAATGTTCAGCACTTGGAGACACAGGAGATGCTATATTTGCTGATTTCAGTAAGTATCTGATAATCGACAAGAATGGTATCAAAACAGATTCATCTATACATGTCAGATACATGTGTGACGAAAAGACGTTCAGGTTTGTAATTAGGATAGATGGTCAGCCATTAATGAAAACTCCTATTACACCTTATAAAGGAACCTTAACGACTTCGGCATTCATTGCTTTGGCAAACAGAGCCTAAGAAAAGGAGGTAATATATAATGATTAGCGAAAATGTAAAAGTAGATATAGCCGTATACCCTAGAACGTTTTCTTCTGATGGAACGACTTCAACGTATTTCAGTATGAGAGATTACGACTGGGCATTATTTGTATGGAGTGTTGCAGCTCAAACAATCCTAACAACTAGCACAGGAACAGTTTATCAAGCATTAAACGGTTCAGCTGGCACAAGTGCAGCAGGACTTGCTTTGACGACAGCAATAATGACAGCACAGACTAAAGCAGTTGCATTTACAATCACACCAGCGACTTTGTCAGCCGCAAATACAGTTACGATAACATCTTACGACTTGAATGGAAATGCAAACACAGCATTAGTATTCACAGCGGCAGACGGTGGAACAGCTGGAGCAACCGCATCAAGCAGACAGTTCTCCATCAATGACACCGCAGCTGGTACAGGTATCGTTTCGACAGCTTGCACTAATTTGGCAGCAATTATAAACAACACAACTTATGGTGTACTTAATGCTTATGCAAGTGCAACTTCAACGACTGTAACAGTTAGAGCATTGAACGGCGGAGAAACAGTATTCAACACAACTTCAAACAATACCACTAACTTAACACTTTCAATAGACCAGACAATGGGTATGATCGAAGTAAACAAAAGAGCAATGACATTATCTAGCAACTTCACACATCTGGCTTTAAACATAGTCAACAATGCAGCTGCATACACAAGTGCATTTGTAATCCGCGGAAACGGACAGAGATTCAACTATGCACAGCAAGTTGGTAAAAAGACAGTATTACCATAAACTAACGGGGAGGGCAGCCTCCCCTATTTTTTGGAGGAATGGGATGAAACAGAAAATAGAAATAACAATTGAAATTGACAATAACGTGGGAAAAATAAATTTAAAACACAACGGAAAAGAAGTACCTAAACTATTCGGGTACAATTTTAACTATAATTCACGCACGAACGAGGTTAGTTTTTTGGGGAAAAGACTATCCACAGACGAATACGGACAATTTTATGTTAACGACAATAAAGAAACGGCCACAGAAGAAATAGACTTAATGAAATACTTTTCAGATCAAGGCGTAATAAGAGAATTTCTTTTAGACAACAAAAAAGAAACAGAATGGGCTTTAAAGAACTTGAGAGATACAACATTATTTAATGCAAGGCAGATGATAAAAGATAGATTGGCGGGGTGATTTAATATGAATCTAAAGGTATACAGTGCGGCCCAGACAGAGTATGTTACTAGCACGGAAGTAAAAGAACAATTAAGATTAGATTCTACAAGTCTATCCAGTAACGTAACTACTACACAAATTATTCTAGGCGGCTATCATTCAATTACCGCTAGTATGACCGCATTGGGAACTGACGTATCAGGGTATAATGCATTAATGCAAATAGAATCGTTTATAAACAGTGCAGGGTCAACCGTAGCTTGTAAAATACAAGAGTCTGACGATAACGTTACTTATACCGACTGGACAGATTTCACAAACATAACGACTGCAAACGACACTTCGGTACAACAAATCCAATACACTGGAGATAAACAATACATAAGACCGTTTACAGTAATCACGGGTGCGGAAGCTAATTTTGCAATAAACGTTATTTTACAAACACCTTATTCGTCAGAAGATACTTATATTGACAGTTTGATAACTAGAGCGAGAGAATACGCAGAGAGATATCAAAGAAGATCGTTAGCATTGACAACTTATGACTATTTTCTAAATGATTTCCCTGATTATGACTACATTGTATTACCAAAAGCCGCACCAATGGCATCAGTTACGGCGGTTTTATCGGTTTCGTATGTGGATTCTGACGGCTTAACGTCAACAATGACGGCATCTACATCAGGATATTACGTAGATATCAACAACGAACCGGCTTTAATTGTACTAAGTTATGGCATATTATGGCCTACATTTACAGCATTACCTACAAATTCAGTTAAAATACGGTATCAAGCAGGGTATACAACACTTCCTGAACAGACAAAACACGGTATTATCATGTTAGCAGGGGCTTATTATACCTATAGAGACGTGGGAATACCTTTTAGTTTATTAGACACTATACATAATTTACTTGAAGATGATCGGATAGGCGGGTGGACAGATTGACAGCTGGAGAAATGAAAAACCAAATACGTTTTGAAAAAGTTAGTCGGCTTCCAAATCAAATGGGCGGGTATGTGCCTACTTGGAGTCTATTATGCACTATTTGGGGCAAATATAGGCAGTTAAGCGGTAAGGAATTGTTATTACAACAACAGGTTAATCCATTAATAACTGTAGAGATAATAACAAGGTATAGGACTGATATCTCAACTGATAACAGAGCCTTTTATAATAATAAATATCATAATATTATTTCAGTGATAGACGAGGAGAACACAAGAGTTTGGCTAAAAATAATGTGTGAGGTGAAGCAAAGTGATCAATGAGGGTAAGGCGAAGCTCAACGTTTCGGTTAGTGCAGTTGTAACCAGAGCAGATGGGACAGTGGAAGATTACGGAGAGATAGCAAATAACAGAAAACAAAATTTATTAAAAAAATTGAAACGGAGGTATCTAAATGGCAGACACGGGCGTAGTAGTAAATAGTGGTTTATCAATGGCAATATCAGCATTGACCACAGCAACATTACCACCTAAATTTATAGCGTGGGGAACAGGCACAACAACTGCAACAGCAGCTAACACAGCGTTAGAATCTGAAACAGCGACAATAAGATGTACAGGTACGGTTACGATTATAACAACAACTACAACTAGCGATACATTACAAGTAACAGGAACTATGACAGCAACGGCAGCATATACAATTTCAGAAGTAGGACTATTTGACACAAATGCGGCAGGTCTTATGTTCGCAAGAATAACGTTTACCGGAATTGCACTAAACGCATCAGACAGTATAGCGTGGACAATAAAGGCAGTAGCAGATCAGGCATAAATTAAGGGAGTGGGCAACTGCTCCCTATAGTTTTATTTGATTCATGATAATAATTTTAGATAACAGGGAGAGATATTATGGCTTCAATAACACCTAAAAATGGTCGTGCGGCTTTTATTACAGCACATGACCCACATACTTATTGGGAGTGTAATACCACAAATCTCGGTACTAATTTTGGACATGACGCTACTTCTAGTGGTGGCGAGAATTCTAACATAGCTTCGGGGGATATATCTATCTCAGATAGTTATGAGGGAATGAACAATCAGAACGACCCAGTTGTAAGTGGCGATTTTGACAGATGGATTGTTACCGATGCTTGTGCATTGGTTTATATCCCCGCTGGTCTTACTCACAGCCAACATTATGGTTTATGGCATAACGGTGGTGGCACTAATGCTCAAGGTGCCGGTCTCCGAGCAACAACAACTGGTGTTGAAATTAGTTGTACACATAATAATGCTTCTCAAGTAATGGATACATTGATTTATGAAATACCTGATGCAAGTTTGCCGGGTTGGTTTGCTATTGGCTGGCAATTTGCTTCTAATGATGGAAACCAAGGGGATATGGGATTATGGATTAATGGTGTTTGTGTAAGAAGCGGTACTCGTATTTATACTCTTGACTATGGTTCGGGAAACCCTAACTTTGGTAATTTTGGTGGAAATGACCCTAATGCATCGTCTGTTATAGATCCTTCAAGTTATAGTGGTGGAGATTGGGGAGCTAATGCCGCAATTACTAATAGTGGCATTCTTATTGCTAATTTTACTTGTGATAATCCAACCGATAGTGGCTCTGGATATTCATCACCTGGTGCAGGAAATGATTTTTATACAGATTATTATGATGAACATGTCGAATCAGGAAGTACATCATATTCCAAAACAGTAATAGCAATGATGAATTTTGTAGAAAAAAGAAAGGTTATAGTAGGCAAAACGACAAAAATATTTAGAAATAGAAAATGAAAAAATAATTATATTATTAATAACAGCGGTGGGTACAAAGATTTCAGTTTGATATAAGGGGTGACGTATGGCAACAAGTTTTGATTTTAACGGCACAGATAATTATGTAAATATTATAGACGACCAAGTTTATGACGTTGCAACGTGGACTGTCTCTTATAATGACGGAACAGATAAGACGTGGGACACAGGTGATGCAGCAGTAACAGGTTTATTACAACTAATCAATGAGACAAGAATGAAATTAGCCTATGATGGAACTGATTATTTTGGGGATAAAATAAGAAGTCTGACAGGGAAAAACTCTGATGAGTCAACTGTAGTGTATATCCCATTTGACAAATCTTCTGGTTCGGTAGCCGACAGCACGTTCACTCAAACTGATATGGTTATAAACTGGACAACTCCTACTATAAGTTTCACAGGCACGAATTATAATGCTAATAGTGAAGCAACACTCAATACTGCTTTAGGGAATGTCACTTCTGGTAACTATGATAAAATCACATTAACTGGCAGTTTTTCTATAACTGGGTCAAAAGACATTAGTGGAATAAACGGATTAACTATAGACTTTAATGGGTACACAATCACATATAATTCTGGGGCATCAGGAGACTATTTCTTCACAATAGAGAACTCAAACACTACCAACTTAAAAGTAATCTCACCAAAACTTGTAAGTCAGAATGACCAGACTAGGTCTAATGGCAGGGGTGGAAGTGATGGTTCAAACAGACATGGTTTTTACATAGGGGGAAGTGTTGTTAGTAATCTAGTTTTTACAAATCCTCATTTCACAAATTTAGAGTTTGGCTTTATGATTGCTGGCAAAAGTAACGACCCAGCTAACTCATCAAACATTTTTATTGATGGAACATTTACTACTATAGATACCTTTCAGTCCATATATGTTCAGTATTGTAGAAACCTTTATGTTGACACTTTAACAAATGATAACTCAATGGTCGTAAATGGGTTAGACCATCAGTTTTATGGAGCAGCCAAATCGAGGACATACATTAAATCTATAACTGCTGATAATGTAGATGCTACCTCAAATTGCATGTATGCTCTTCAACTAGAAGTTTCACCAGATGAGTCTAGTGCAGAGGCATACATAAACTATGCTAATATCCTTGGCAGTTTAAAGCCAGCGTGGCTTCATGGTGGGAAAATGGTTATAAACACCTTAGACTTTGATACTACTCTCACTGGCACAAATCCATATATAAGGATAGCTAGATATGGACAACTTATTGTTAACGGTGGTACTTGGACTGGGTCTGGTGGCTACTATTTATTTGATAGATACAATGAGACTGGTGATGGAAATGAGTGTATCATAATTAGGAATGTAACTATGGACATTACTATTGATTATTATATGATTAACTATACAGATTTAGATTATCCAATGTTCGTTCATTTTGAAAATTGCGATATAACCTTTGATTCTAATAATGATAAACCTTTTAAATTCTCACCTTCGGCAAATGTGTTCAAGGATTGTGATTTTACTTTGGGGTTTGAAAATAGTATTTTCTGGGATTTTTATAATGGTGCTACAATGACATCGATTAACTGTACATATACTGATACAGGTGGATTATTTACTCCAACTGATGCAGATGCAACTTTTGTTACTGATGCTAATTATAATACGCAGAAAACTATTGAAGGAACCGTATTAGATTCACAATGGGAAGTTGATGATCTTCAGGGATCGTTAGTATTATCAATCAATAGGGTTGTAAAGATATTTAAAATAATCGATATATAAATAGCTTAGAAGGAGGGAGTAAATTTGAGTTTTGTTATTTCATCATTTTCAGGTAATGTTGATAATTATATAGGAGTAGATTCTTCCAATACAGAAGTTTCACAATCATTTTTATGCGATGGTCATTATCTGGCAGAACAACTAAAGGTTACTGTACTTAAAGGAGCAGGGAGTGATGGTAATTGTTATGGTAGAATATACGCTCATTCTGGTACTTTTGGTACAAGTTCTGTTCCTACTGGTTCTCCTTTAGGAACTTCTGATGCAATAGATGTTGGAGATATGTCATCAGGCAACCAAGACTATACATTCACTTTTTCTACAAAGGTAGAATTACAAAAAGATACGCATTATTGTGTTGTTATGTATTTTGCAGGAACGGGTATTACATATTTAAGTAGGGATAGTACGACATCCCCTGAACCAGCAGGAAACTATGCAAGGAAATCAGGGTCTACTTGGAATGCTTGGGATGCAAGGGATTTTTCTGGTTATGAACTTAGTGGCATTGACGCGACAAGCACAACCGGTAAAACTGTTACAGCAACAATAGAGATTGCAGGTTCAACCATAAAAAAAGCCAGTAAATTTACTAATTTAATAATGAAGTTGAGTGGGAATAGAGTAAATAAAATAAATAAGGCTATGTCCGTTGCATTATCTTTTCTTGTCAAAAAGGGTCGGTCTAACTTTAAGACGGTATCTGCAACGTTTGTACTTGGACGCGAAAAATTTAATAAGTACACAAAGTCGGTTGCCTCAACTTTTAGTTTGGCAAAAACTAAAACAATTAATGTTTTTAAAACAACCTTGGCAACAATGGAACTATCTGTTAACGTGTTAAAAAACATCAAAAAATATACACTGGCAACTTACAAGCTAAGTATTGCGAAATCACAGAGGTTTGTAAAAGTGGTAACGGCAATCGTGAAATTGAGTACAACAAAGATTGTTAAGGTTTGTAAAACAACTATGGCTATGGTTTCACTTGTTAGTCAGGCTGTTAAAAGAACTATAAAATTTACATCAGTATCGTTTATGTCGTCTATAAGCCGTTTCACTACAAGCAAATTAACTAGGACAGTTAATGCAACACTCACACTTGGGATTTCAACTATTAAAAAGGTTAACAAAACATCATCAGCAACGCTGAAACTATTGGCAAATAAGTTCAAAAAAACCTTCAAGATAGCATTGGTAACATTTGCAATTATATCCACAAAAGCAGTAAAGCTATCAAAATCTATAGTTGCAACAGCAAAACTTAGCACGAATACAGTTAAAAGGATAAGCAAAGCCACGTCGGCAACATACAATGTAGTGGTTTCCAAAACACGGACAGCCTTTAAATTAGTGGTCGCAACATTGACTCTTACTGGAAATAAAGTGACGAAAGTTTTTAAAATCTCGACAGCAAACATAAGTTTAACCATAACGAGATTGTCTGGGATATTCAAGACCTCAACTATAAACTTTAAACTTTCAACAAATAGATTAACCCAGTTTTTTAAAACAGTAATAGCTAGTTTGATAACATCCGTAGTAAAATTGGTTAATGTAAATAAAATTACAACGGCAATTTTTAAGTTATCAGTTCAGACTGTGAAGAGGATAGTAAAACCAACAACAGTGATGTTCTTATTATCTATAAGCCGTTCTGTTTCGAGCTTGTTTGCAAAATCAGTAACGGTATCACTTGTGTTTGGATCTTCTACTATTAAAAAAATTAGCAAAGTATCGTCTGCAATAGTAAACTTTTCAACATCAAAATTGACAGGATCTTACAAGACAACAATCTTAAACCTTAAATTATCGGTAACAAAAGCTTCTGGGCTATTTAAAGAGGTAACCGCAACGTTTAAATTATCAGTGGCAAAAGCTGTAAAGGTTTACAAAGCTACGCTAGTATCGATAATGGTAGTGGTTAATAAAATATTGAGATTTCCAAAGACTGTTACTTCAATATTAAAACTATCAACAAGTAAATTTAAAACATCTTTTAAATCAATTAGTGCAACGTTCTCACTAATTGCAAACAAGACGACAAGAATTTTTAAAGTATCAACAGTAGATTTTAAACTGACCACAAACAGGTTGTCAAGGATTGCAAAAACCATAACGGTAACACTTAACTTATTAGTCACACGATCAAATATGTATTTTAAATCAGTTTTAGCTACATTGAAATTGTCGGCAAATAAAGTTGTAACCGTTGCAAAAATTATTCAAGTGTTATTGAAATTGTCAAGCACCAAGACAATTGGTGTTGCAAGAATGGTTTCGGCAAGTCTGACAATGACAGCACAAACTATTAAAAACATCATTAAAACAAGCATGGTATCATTTGTATTATCCGCAAGTAGGGTTGTGTCTGGTGCATTTACTAAGACTGTAACAGCTACAATGAACTTGGGAGTTTCGACAGTTAAAGGAATTAGTAAAATAACCACTGCGATATTTAGTTTGCTTACATCAAGAACTACTAAAATTTACAAAACATCATCAGCAATATTTAATCTCTCAACAAATAAATTAAAACAGTTTGCAAAGATTGTAACGGCTAGTTTGATAATGGGAATTAATAGAACTGTAAATGTTTTAAAGACAACTTCGGCAAATATCACCTTATCGGTGGCTTCAACAAAAAGGTTCTTTAAAACCGTAACAACTAACTTTAATCTAGCACTTACAAAAACAATTAATATTTTTAAAACTTCAATTGTGAGTTTTGTATTATCTTTTAGTCGTGCAGTATCAGGAGCATACGCAAAAACAGTTACGGCAACCATGAATTTAAGCACATCAGCGGTTAGAAATATAAGGAAAATAAGCACTGCAACCATGAAGTTATCAGTATCAAGAATTGCAAAAATATATAAGACAACAACTGCGATATTTAAACTGTCAATAACGAGTTTAAAGGGCTATTCTAAGGAAGTTATAGTTAACATGACACTAGCTACCAATAAGACAGTAAAAGCCATTAAAACAACTTCTGTAGGCATAGGGCTATCTGTTACAAGGATAGTAAACATAATTAAAGCATCAACAGTAGAGTTTGTATTTTCAGTAACTAGAGTTTTAGCGAACCTTTACACAAAATCCGTTACTGCAACAATGAATTTCAGTGTTTCGACAATTAAGAGAGTACAGAAAATAACATCAATTGGATTGACGGTTTCAACCAATACAATAAAGAACGTAAACAAAATAACTTCATCAATTATAAATTTAGCAGTATCAAGACAAAATAAACTATACAAAATCTCAACTGCTACATTAGGTTTTGTTGTAAGTACAGTTAAGGGAATATCAAAGACGACTGTAGTATCGTTTATATTATCAGCAATACGATCTAATCTTTATACGAAAATAGTAACAGCTACAATGAACTTTGCCTCAACAGAATTAAAAAGAATTGGTAAGATTACATCAGCAAGTTTAGATTTCAGCGTAAGCACAGCAAAGAAGATTTTCAGAACAGTAAGTGCGATATTCAATTGGGCGGTTACAAGATATAAATCATCAGGGTTAAAGTGTACAGTTTCGGTTGAAAGACGAACTACGACAACTCTAGTAGAACAAAGATCGATTGCATTAGGAATAGCAAAAGCATGGTGTGGAACATTAGTAGAGTTAAGAGGGAATACAATATCAGTAGAAAAAAGAACATTAGTGACGAGCGTGGAGGTATGAGATGGTAACACAAGTAACGATAGGTGATACGGTTTGGTTAAAAGGTGAGTTTAAAGACAGAACGGGGGCGTATAAAGACCCTGCATCAAGCTTGACAATGGTAAACATATACGACAAGGGTGAAAGTTTGATTTCAACCTTATCAGCAAGCCAAACAGATACGGGAAAATACGAACGAGATTACGAGATACCAACAGGGTATGATTATCTGATATTTGAGTTTACAGGCGAACTGGACGGGTTCACGGCAAAGAGAAGAGACACATTGGACTGTAAGTTTAGATCATCACCAGCATAGGAGAATTATGGCTATAATAAGCAGCAAGGATTTCTTTAAACAGAATGCAGGTGTTAAAAAAGACAGTAAGTTTTGGAAGGGATATTATTCCAACGTACCAAGAGTTAAATACGTCCTAGAAGAGAACGAGAAGTTAGCATTAAGAGAAGCCGGGAAACTTATTAAAAAAGAAATGACAAAACTTATCAAGTCTAAAATCAAAAAAAGAACCGGCACACTTTTAAAGTCAAGAGGGTATAAAGTAATCAAAAAAACCAAGTCGGTCAATGTTGGGATATTCGGAGCAAGGAACAATCGTGGACGTGCATTTTATTCGAAGTTTTTAGAATTTGGAACGAGTAAAAGAAGAGCAACACCTTTTATTGAACCTGCGGCGGCACAAAACATCCAAGGTATAAAAACCGCAATTGCAAAAGCTATGGGAAATGTCACAAAAGAAATAGTTGTACCGGTGAAAACAGACGAAATAATTTATGGAGATGACAAATGAACGTAATAGAACTTAAAAAGATTATTAAACTATTTTTAGAAACAAAAGCCGACAGAGTATATGACGGGTGGGGTAGACCTAAAACAGGTTATCCATATGTTACGTACACATTGAACTATTCGGTTACTGATACAAACATGACTATGGAACATTTCATGCTTGATATAGACATCTGGGACAACAAGCCTTTAGACACAACTGAACTCGAAACGATATCTGGGGAGATTGACGGGGACGGTGACATCAGGAACGCAACAGGACTACACCGAAGAAGATACTATGTAAGCAAAACAGTAACGGCAGATTTTTACAAAGAAAGTCGAAATGATATCGAGGACGAAGATCCGAATATCAGACGGAGACAATTAAGGTATGAAGTATTAGTATATTTAAACTAGGGGGATTTATGAAGAAAGTTGCATTAGTGGGATATGCAAACAGTTGGAGAGAAGCACCATGGGAAGATCCGACCTTTGAAATTTGGATAATGAACAACATGTACAACATTGCACCGAGATTCGACAGGGTGTTTGATATTCACGATTTAGAGGAAATAAAAAACAGACCGCAAAAACCAGACGAAGAAAATCATTATGAGACATTAAAAACCTTCAAGAAACCTGTTTACATGCAAGATCATTACGAAGATATACCAATGAGTGTTAAGTATCCGCTAGAAGAAATGATAAAAGAGTTTTACATTCCGGCAATGGGAGACAAGTTATTCACTACATGTTCAGTAACACATATGTTATCATTGGCAATTTCAGAAGGATACGAAGAAATACATTTATACGGAATTGATGAAGCTGTCGATTCAGAGTATGTGTATGAATTGCCGGGAGTCTTGTATTGGCTAGGTGTTTGTTATGGTAGAGGAATCAAACTTGTTATAAGCCAGAACTCACCTTTATTGAAAGGGTTTTGGATATATGGGTACGAGGACAAACCAAAACAACAACATTTAAGTTTTATGGAAACCGAACTTAAAAGATACAAGTCTATCCAGGACACGGCAATTACTAAACAACGGTTATATCGAGATGAAGAAAAGAAATGCGAAGGTGCAGCACTAATGATGGAACATTTAATAAAACTAGAAACAAAAATTTGAGGTGACGAAATGAAGAAAACAGATTTTGAAAAGACACTTGATAAAATCATAGAACAAATGACAAAGAAATACGACATCACGGAACACCGACTTTTGAATTATGGTGGAATGATAGGTGCCGAGTTTCAAGAGAACATCAAGGAACTAAAAGAACTAGAAGACTTCACGGAGCAATTCGAGAAATACATAGAAAGGAAGTGATATAAATGGCAGCTGGAGACATAATTTTAGGTGACGGAGTATTCGCTATAGGTCCAACCACAAGTCAGACAGTTGATATTGCCTTAACAAGGGGCGGCGGTGTTTTTACCGTTGAAAGGGATAATCGACTAATTGAAGCAGATGGTGACTATGGCCCAGTAAAAGATCGTATAAGAGTAATAAAATCAGTGGCTAAATTAAACATGAAAACACTGGAACTTTTACCTTACGATTATGACAGATACTATCCTGGAATGTCAACGACCGTAACGGCAGCATTAACAGCCGGAACAACCGCGACAATAACAGGTGTAGGACTGACAACAAACGTTACTACAAGCGACTATGGAATAGCATCATGGACAGGTTATACAAGAGCAGGGTCAAGTGTTTATATAGAATTGCAACAGGCTATAAATCTTGAAAATATTGATCTGTCAATGGTAGATAAAGAAGAAATACTAAACGAACTGACATTTACAGCGGCATACTTATCAAGTACAAGAAATACAGAGCCTTGGAAAATAATTTACACAGGCGCGTAAGGAGGTAATACTATGGCAGCAGGAGATATAATTTTAGGAGATGGCGTATTTTCAATAGGAGCAACAACCACAGCAACGGCAATCGCATTGACCCGTGGTGGTGGAACGTTCAGTGTAGAACGCGACAACCGACTAATAGAAGCAGATGGAGATTATGGACCTGTCAAAGACAGAATAAGAGTTATAAAATCAGTTGCGAAACTGAATATAAAAAGTCTTGAATGGCTAGCGGATAAATATCAGGACTATTTCCCTAGTTTGACAGCATCCTTAACAACCGCTATAACAAGTGGCGTAACTGCAACTATCACAGGTAGAGGCTTGACAACCAATATCACAACTCAAGACTACAATATTGTTACATGGACTGGTTATACACGAGCTAAAACAAGTGTGTTTATTCAGTTAGACAATGCAATAAATCTTGAAAATATAGATTTTTCGATGGTAGACAAAGAAGAAATATTGAATGATCTAACTTTCACAGCGGCTTATGGTTCGACTTCAAGGACAACAGAACCTTGGAAAATAATTTATACAGCGACAAGCTAATATATGGGGCTGCATAAAACCCAGCCTCTTATTAAATTTTCTGGAGGGAAAATATGAAGTCAAGGGAAATGAGAGAATTAGGAAACGAAGATATTTATTTGTTAGCAGAAATAACCGACAAAATGAACATGGAACGACCTGAATATACCGAAAGTTTAGAGGGTAAAACCGATGAAGAACTGAAAGAGATTTCAAAAGAATATGGTAAAAAACTGATTAAAATGTTTATGAGAAACATGTATAAGGCAAAAGACGAAATAAACGAGCTTTTGTCTAACGTAACCGACAGTACGGTTGAAGAAATTAAAAAAACATCAGGTATGGAATCAATGAAACTTATATTAAATCTAATCAATAAGGCGGTATTCTGGGATTTTTTCGTCTAAGCCGTGAGTATGGATTCATTAGTATTCTAGACACCATAATGGCACGGTACGATATGGATTATTTCATGAAACTAAGATTAAAAATAGGTAATCAATTAATAGCAAAGGCGTATGATGAAATGAGCAAGGCAAAAGCATGGGATATATGGTTAGTTAAAAAAGACTTTGAACCATTTTCGCAATTCTACAAAGAACAAAAGGGTACAAAGTCAAGGAAGTCACCAGAGCAGTTATTGGCAGAAGCACAGAGTATCAGAACACAAATAGAAGGGAGGTGACTTAATTGCAAATTTTTTCCTTATTTGGTTCTATCTACCTAAATGACAAAGAAGCACTTGCCGGATTAAACAAGGTTGACAAAACCGGTAATAAAGTAGGTAAAACTTTTTCAGCGATGAGTAGACTAGCAACTAAGGCCGGTATAGCAATGGGTGTTGCTGCGGCTGCTTTTGTTGTCAAGGGAGTTAAAGGTGCGATTGAATTTGAAAAGGGAATGGCTAACGTTGCCACTCTTTTAGATGGTGAAGTCACTCCGCGAGTTGAAGAATTAAGTTCAAGTATAAAAGATTTAATGCAAGAAACCGGTAAGTCAGCAGAAGTTTTACAGGATGGATTGTATCAGGTTATATCGGCATTTGGAGATACAGCCGCTAGTATGGGCATATTAGAGACTGCAACAAAAGCAGCGGTTGCGGGTAATACAGACGTACTAGGTTCAGTTAATTTATTATCGTCTGTTATGAAAGGCTATAATGATGTTTCGGAAGAATCGGCAATAAAAGTTTCTGACTTGGCCTTTATCACGGTTAAATTAGGACAGACTACATTCCCTGAATTGGCATCTTCAATGGGTGCGGTTGTACCAATGGCTTCGGCTTTAAAAATCAGTCAAGAAGAATTATTCGGAGCAATGGCAACATTAACAGGAGTAACCGGAAGTACAGATGAAGTTACAACACAGTTAAAAGCAACTTTTACCAACCTTATAAAACCATCAACTGAAATGACCGCTGTATTGAAAAAGATGGGCTACGAGAACGGAGCGGCGGCGGTTAAGGCATTAGGTTTACAAGGCACTCTTAACGCATTAAAACGTGAAGTTGGTGGAGATTCAATCGCGTTTGCTAATCTATTTGGGAGTGTCAGGTCAGTATCTGGAGTTCTTGCATTAGCAGGGTCACAGTCTGATAACTTTACACGAAAAACTGATGCTATGGGTGGTGCGGCAGGTTCAACAGAAGTCGCATATGGTAAGATGGCAGATACAGTTCAAGGGTCAATGGATAGATTAAGAGAAACTATTAATACAGTCGCATTATCAATCGGAGAAGATCTAATTCCTGTAATTAAATCGCTTACTGAATATTTACCTAAGACAGTTGAGTTTTGGCGTGAAGCATTTGCAACTATGGCAGACAATGTATATCGAACAGTTAAACCTGCACAGATGGCATTATACGATCTTACTATCGCATATCAAGATGCTCAAAAGGCAATGATAGCTTCTGTTGAAAGTGAAAATCAAGCAGCCAGGGATGCTATAAAATCAACTATTGAAGCAGAGGAATTAGGACTTCAAACAAGACTTAATCTACTTGATGATTGGTATAGTGAAAGCATTGAAAAACATGATAAAATAGCAGTAGATACTAAAAAAGCATTAAATCACAGAATGGATGACGAACAAAAAGCCCACGATAAACGAATGAAACTGTTAGATAAGGAATATGATAGGGCAATAGATTCTCTTGATTCTGTGTCAAAAGCTAGAATAAAAGCACTTCAAGGCGAACTTGATGCAATGGACGAAAAGGAATCTGAAGATAAGCGTGCTGATCTTAAATACAAAATAGCAAATACAACAAATTTAACAAGAAGGAAAGAGTATCAAAAAGAATTAGAAGAATTAGAAATAGAAGCACGGAAAGAATCAATCAGAGCAGAAATAGACAAAATACAAGAAGAGGCATCAGATAAAAAGGATTCGTTAAGAGACGAATACGAGGACAAGAGAGATACAGAACAAGACAAGTATGAAGTAACACAAGATAGATTAAAAGACGAACTAGACGCTGTTGACGAGTACACGGCAAAATATAAAGAATGGTTAGGCAGAGGGCTTGAGTCTAAAAAAGCAACAGAAAAAGCCAAGTATGATGACGTTGTTACTAGTTTAAATAAAGAGCTTACGGCAATCGAGGACTTTGTTGCAGACGCTAAAGCCAAACTAGACACGTTTGGTAATGAAGATATAATTGCAAGAATAAGAAAACAAACACAGTTTAAAATTGATACCCTTAGAAAAATCATTGACGAAGGTGGAATAAGTAAATCATATGAAAGAAGTTTAGAATCGCAAATATCAATGGCCGAAGATATCATGGGTCAATTGGGTGGATACGTTCCTACAGGTACTTCCGGAAAAAGTTCAGGCAAAAGCAGTGGTCCGGTAGATACAGGGGTTTGGGATCCATCTAGTTTTCAGGGTATTTGGGGATATGCTAAAGGTACACATTCAGTTCCAAGAACAGATCAATACATGGTTGGTGAAAAGGGTCCTGAAATCGTAACTTTAAACAAAGGGTCAAGGGTAACACCTAATAACGCAATTGGTTCTTCTATAAACATAACTATAAACAACCCGTTTTTACTAGATGATTACGGTACTGCAAAGATAACAGACAAGATTGTTTCGAGATTAAAATTACTTGGACTAAATCCAAAATAGGAGAAATATGCAATTACTTATTAATAGCGTAGATAAATCAGATATAGTCGCACCTAAGAGCCTAAGAGCTGTCGGAATGGCAGGCAAGACGGGTAATCTTAATATTTCTTTAAATACGACTGCAAACAGTTACATGCCACGAATCGGGCAGGATATAAAAATCATGTCGTCAGCTGGTGGAACAACTGTATTCGGTGGAGTTATAAAGACTTTGGCAAAAACCAAACTCGAGCCTATGTCTGGTGCAGATTCATACATCAGTATTGAAATATCATCAGACGGCTACAATTCAATACCCGCAAGACGTACTTTTTCTGATAACTATACGTCAAATACTACAGGAAACCTCGTGAGTGCAATTAGAACACTGGTTTTAGATAATGCAACATGGGGTGATGAAAACATAGGACTTGGAAACATCACAGCCGGAATTACAATTGATTCTGAATACTATTCGGTTGAGTGTCAATCCGCAAAAGAAATCCTTGACGATCTAGCTTTGATATCCGGTTGTAAATGGTATATAGATAATGATAAGGCGTTGAACTTTGTTTCAGAAGATACAGTCGTTACTGCAAATCACACAATAAGTGCAACCGATACAGTGACTAATCTTTACAGAGATATTACAGTTACGGAATCACTAGAAAATTACGCTAATAAAATATTCGTAGCAGGGGCAATAGGAGATGACGGAAACCTACTTTATGTAACGGCTTCTTTAACTTCGGCAATAACCGAGAGAGCATCCATTGAGGGTACAGCTAATTCATCCGGTGTTTATGGTTTTGTTATTCGAGACGAGACAATAGATTCTTTAACTGCTGCGTCTACAGTCGCAGATAATCATTTGAAAAAATATGGTTTTGAACCAATGGAACTGACTTTTTATTCATACCAAACTGATTGGGTGGCAGGAACACAAGTAAGTGTAAACATACCTGAATTTGGTATGACGGCGGCTTCTACGTGTTTGATAGAAGAAGTCACAGTAACTCAAGACGACAACGAAATTCTTTTATCGTATGTAAAATGTACACGTAGGGATTCGGCTAATTTCTCCACACAACCTTCGGCAGGCGGAGTTGAGTTTTTTGAAAGAATATTAGCAAACAATACAGGTGGTAAAGGATTACCTGTTGCACTAGTTGACGACACAGGAACTACTTATTATGTAAATTTATATGTTCAGGACAATGAACCAACAAACGCAAAAAACAAAGCCGTATGGGTCGATACAGACGATTACAGTAGGTATGATTATGTTGAAATAACCGCAACTGCTTCTATAAACGTTTCAGACGGTGAGTTCTTTGAGTGTACAGGAACCGCAGCGTTTACAGTAACGATAGAAACCGCAAATACAACAGCTGGATGTTTGGTAATAATTAAAAACAGTTCAACGGCAGAAATATCAGCATCTGCAACAATAGACGGGACAGCTGGTGAAAATATTACAGCATCAGACTCATTAAGACTTATACACAATGGTACTGATTGGAGGATTGTTTAATGGGCAACGCTAGAAAACAAACAGACGGCACAAACTGGAGGTCATAATGGGAAATGCAATGTATAGACGTAGAGAGGATGGAACATTCGTTACTAAAATCAAATATGATTACGGTATCGGTGAAGGGTCGTGGACTCTTTATCAAAATGACAAAGGTTATATTTCAAAGGAATCTGACCATTTTTACGGGTATGCAGGATCCGATGCTTATACAACTGGAATTGCATATGCTCAACTGGCTTTTGATGTAACAGATTATACAACTATCAGGTTTACGTGGAAAGCATGGAAACCGTCATCTACTGCTAAACAGGCATATATACGTTGTCTTACAGGTTCAACCTTAGTTGAGCCATATCCTGCTTATGGGACGACAGAACCCGATGAACCTATTACTACAGATTTGGATATATCAGGAGCAACAGGACTAGCTACAATACAAGCATATGTTGGTGCTGGTACAAGAATAGATGCTTCTGTTATTTTTAAGGTTTATAAAATAGAATTAATATCTGATATTCTTATGGATGATTGGGTAAGAGTTCGCAACCTCCGGCACTATAAAGATTCAACATGGATAAGAGAAAACGCTATGTCTCATTATAAAGACGGAAAATGGAGAAGGACAAACGTATGAATAGCCAAAGAAACATAACAACTAAAACAGCAACCGATACTATAACTGTAGCAGAAATGTAATCAAAAGAAGCCAGAAAATAATGGGAACGGAGGATAGAATATGACTAATGAAAAGCTAACAGAAGAATTTATCAAATTGGTTGCGGTTACGACTGAAATCAAAACACACACAGAGGTGCTGCCTAAAATGCTTGACGATTTAGAGGATGCTTGTATTGCGGTGCATGACAACACATCTCATCGTTTGAAGATGGAGAAGAAAATTCCCGATATAGACGACAACACCAAGTTTAGAAAGAACTATGTAAAGATGTTGTGGGTATCGGGTGGAGCGGTTATCACAAGTATTGTGGCATTTATATTTGCTATGCTGGGGATAGCTCAAAAATAGGAGGGTTAAAATGTCAGACATTATAATCAAAAAAGATTATATAAAAAAATATGATATTATCAATATTAAAGGGGGTATATCGGCAAAAGACGTATATGCTAAATATAAACCAGATGCATTTTGTAATCTTGCTTTATATGCCTCTGATGTTATGACTAATATCACTAGACTTGAAGATGAAAATGTGAAGGCGGGATACCTATTTTCAGATGAAGTATTAGGTATTAAAGGTGACAATGAAATTGTTTGGTGTCATTATAGTGAAGCCTTTGCCGATAAAAAGATTAGAGACTGTGTGGGAGGATCACCAATTTTGGGTATGAACGATAAGATAGACATAAAATGGGGGAATAAACATTCATCTTATCTTGACCGAAACTGGATGAGAACTGCAATAGGGGATAATGACTCCGAATTCATTATGCACACAAGCGATGAGGCTCTCACAATCCCAGAGCTTGCTACAATAATGACATATAACAAACATTGCAAAAATTCTTTAGCCTGTGATGGCAGTGGTAGCAGTCATCTTCAAATGGGGCAAAGGGTATTAAAAGAAAGCACAAGAGCAAATGTGTCATGGTTCTTAATTTATTTTGACAAAACACAAATGTTTATCGACGTAATGACCGACCAGATATTAA